CCCCCTCGCACGGATAGCGTTACCGATACACAACCCGTAATTCGTCTTGGGATGGTCGGCGTCCCACGCTTCGGCAACTTGCGCACACGCCTCCCGCTCGGCCTCGACCGCTTCCGCAATCTCGCGCCGCCTGTTCACGCACAAGGGCTTCTGGCAGTCAGGGGGGCAGGTGTGGATGGACTGCGCCTCGCGTCGGGCGATGACGAGGGCGGCGAAGCGTTCAAGTGCCTCCATTTCGCCATTTGGCGCGGGCAGCAAAATGCTGTTTTCCATGCAAATCCCCGCCTCCCGCGCCAGTCGGATGATGTCCTCGCGTGTCATTTGCTCCTCCTTCGCGGCTTTGCCTCAACCAATCCGGGGTTCTCCCCATCAGGGCCGGTTGGCTTGTGCCACTTGTGTCGTCCCGGCGTGTTCGGTCTCCATGCTCCGCACCTGTAGCACCAGATGACCAAGCCCCCAATAATCCAAGTGGATTGACGGTGGTCGTGTTTCATTTCCCGTCCTCCTTCCTAATCCCGTGGAACCGCTCGGCGGCTTTCCATGCGCGGGCAAAGTCCTCAAACCACGGCGCGCCAATCGTGGTTCCGTGCGCTGTAATAATCTGCTTCATCGTCGCAGGCTTCCGCTTGGCCCACCCCCTCGCGCCCAATACCTCAGCCAGTACATCGGCCTCGGCCTCGCCCGCAGCGATGCGCGAGTACGCAGTCTCCAGCCAATGCGAGCCGATGAGGTAGCCGGGGTGCACCCGCTCCCGCGAGGCGTCCGGCTCGGGAAGCAGTCCCTTTACCTGACCGGGCTTGACCCTGTTGGCAACGCGCTCAAGCGCGGCTTCGTTGTCCTTCGCGGAACAGATGGCGTCCGGCTCCGCAAGCGCGGCGTCGAGGGCGGCGAGGGCGGTTGCCGCCCGCAAAAGCATTTCGCGTCGCTTGGCGGCGAAATGAAAATGCGTAAAGTCTGCGTGGCACAACAAGTCCCGCACTTCATCGCCCACAGCGCGGCGCAGGGTGATGTTGTCGGTCATGTCTTGTCCTCCTGCATCGCCGCGTCGATAGCGGCGTCAATGGCATCGAACGGGGTGCGGTCAGGTATCGGCGCGGGGTATCTGACCTCGCCAAAGCAAACATGACCGTCATAGTCCTCGGCGCGAGACTTTAGCCACCTGTACCGCGCGGCGTCACGGCGCAGAGCATCCGGCTCCGGCTCCGCAAGCGCGGCGTCGAGGGCGTCTCGGAGCGCGATGTCCTCCGAACTCGCGTGGTACACCCCGTCGATTCTGTCCAACAGCAGGTCATACAAACGCTCGCCCACATCGCGGGGCAGGGTGATGTTGCTCATGACAGCACCACCGCAATCCACGCCTTGAACAGCACCGGCACCGCGAACACCGCCCACAGCGCAAGTAGCCACCCCGGAGGGCGCTTCTCGTTCTGCGACCAGTAAACAGTGACCACAATGCTGAACCCAATCAGCATCATAGCGTAAATCTGAAACAGAACGGCGTTGTCGCTCACGGCTTCACCTCCTTGATCGTAAAAGTTGGCGGGTCGCGGTTGGTGTTGTAGCCCTCGACCTGTGGCTTCTGCTCCGCAAGCGCGGCGTCGAGGGCGGCGAGGGCTTTACGCACCACGCGAACCGGGGCGCACTCCCGGCATTTTTCCTCGCCGCAATCATCGTCCGACGCATTGACGATTCCACGCAACGAGTTTCGGATGTTCAGCCCCACAGCGCGGGGCAGGGTGATGCGGGCCACATCTGGCCCATTGGCATCGGATGCGGGCGGCAAGCGGTCATTTTTGACCTGTTCATTGTCGGTCACGGCATGTTCCTCCCGATTTCGGCAGCAGCGCGGACGATGGCGCGGCGGGTGGCGGCGTAGCGGTCTGTCTCAGAATCCTCGTAGAGAAATTTTGTAGGCGCACCGCCCCAACTCACATCGACCGTCCCCGGCCCCCACTCAACGCCAATCCCCAACTTCACCGCCAACCGCAGCGCATCGCCGTCGTCGGTCAGGGGGTTCCACGGGACAACTTCTTCCCCCAATCCGATGTCAAAGTATTGGCACTCAACTTCGTCGTCACCGAAATAGCCAGTCCACTCATACCCCGCAGCCTTCGCTGCGAGTTCCAACAGTTCACGGTCGGTCATGACAGCACCACTTGGATAAATATCGTTGTGCCAACGGGAGCGACGAACACGCGCACGGTGATTGCCGGACGCTTCTGCGGGGTCTTGATGCTCACGGCTTCACCTCCTCGGCCTTTGCGATGGCGGCGCGTCCCCGCTCAAACGAGTTAGTGTAGTCAGCCAACATCTGAGTAAACATTTTGTCGGATGCAGCGGCTTTCTTGCCCCCGCTTTTCAACAGGCTGACTGCCGCAATCAGGTTAACTGTTGTGTTTTTCAACGCCTCCAACAGTTCCGCGTTCACCGCATGCAGGCGGCGCAGTTCGGCGGCGGCTCGTCTATCCATCGCTCCGCCCCCATGTGCGGCAAAGGCTTCCAAGTCATCAGCCAACCGCAGGGCTTCGGGTTGTTCGCTCACGGCTTCACCTCCCGCGCCTTGAGCATTTCGTCGGCGTGGATATACCGCGCCTCGTACCGCGTGACAACCCGATATGCGCCTTGCGCCGCCAGAATGTCCGCTTCGGTCGCGTGAGTAGCAAACCAGTCGCGCAGGGTCATGCCGTTCCACCCGTGCTGCACATTGCCGTTCGGATACGGCACATCCGGAATCGGAAACGCCGGGCCGCCGTCGTTGATCGTACTCATATCGTCGTCCTCCTGTGTATAGTCTTTAACGACTTTACCGCAAATCTTGCGCCTGTGGTAAAGATAAATCCGAAATGGGTTAATCGTCTCGGGATAGCCAAAGCAGGTACCCCACCGCAACTGTAATGGTCAATACCCATCCCCCGGCGATAATCACAATCGCCGCCTGTACCGCGTTATGCAGCGTCAAGAGCGTTCTCCGCAATAGCCCTTGCCGCAGGGTCAGGAAGCCGCGCAATCGCCTGTAATGCGCTCGTAAGCCGGTACACGGCCGCATCTGCCTCGCGGATAGCCTCAAGGTCGGTCACGCGCCACGCCTCAAGGGTCGACACCTCGCGTTTTAGGTGGGCAAGGGTGCCGACGATGCCGTTATGCGTGGTGATTAGCCCGTGCAGATCGGCTAACGCCGCCTCCAACTCCCGGTCGGTGAGTTTCATCGCGCCTCCCGCTTCGGCATTTCCGCGCCCTGCATCAGATACGCCGGGGGCAGGTTGTCGAGCCTGACCGTGGGCTTACCGCCGCCCTCAACCCGGCTGATTTCACGCTCTAGCGCCGACAACCGCAGCCGCAAGATGCGCCACTCGTGCCACAACTGGTCAAGGTGGCTCACGCCGGATTCTGTGTTCATGCTGCCGCAAGCCTCGTAATGTCAATGACGCGGGTGTTCTGGGGGTCGTAGTCGGCGGGAGCGCCGGTTTCCCAAGCCTTGTCGTATTTGATGCTGCCAAAAATCTCAATGCTTCGCATTTCTGGCTCGACCGGCTTTGCCACCACCAACACTAGCCCTTTACCATACTGACTGCGCCTAACCGGGGCTTCGGTTCGCGTTCGCAGGCGTTTGACTTCGATGTTTGTCCCCACATCGGCAACGCGGGTTTTGAAATGGTCATGCTGCGCGGCAGTCCACACCGACCCCGACCAATAACGGTTGTAATGCTTCGCCACGGCAATTTCGCACACGCAAGCCGCAACTTGTGCCGTGCGGTCATCTTCCATCCGGCTGCGGTCGTAGTGCGCCGCATCCTTTTTGTTCCAGTTTGCCGTGAAGCGACGGATGCCAACATGGGCAGCCCACTCGTATTCCCACGGTTCAAGGTTAACAATCACGCTCACAGTTTGTCCTCCTTCAGCAGTTGGTTAATCGTCCTCGCCATGCCTTCAAGGTGCAGCAGCCGTACATAGTCCCGGTCGAGGTCAAGGTGCGCCCGCCGATCAATAGCATCGTGACAGGCCGAGCATGACCACGCGCCTAGCAGGTCGGGTGCCTTCAGTCCCATGCCGCTAATCCCTGCAATCCGCACATGGGCAAGCACCACGGTTTCGCTGTTGCAGTTGCAGACCTCGGGGATACGCACCATGCAGCCTCGGCCCTTCGCCTCTTTACGCAGGTTCATACCCCGCACATCCCTTCGCACTCGTTGTTAAACATATCGACCTGCCCGTGATCGGCGGCGGTGGACAGGTCTACTTGGTCAAGCGGGACGCATGAGCGGTGCATGAACTGCCGCCCCCGCATACCCCGTGCCGGTTCGCGGATGATGCGGTCGATTTCCACCGCATCTGCCCATGCCTCGGGGTCGGCCTTGACCGCCCGCCATTCGTGGTCGGAGTGATACGGGCATCCGATACAGGACGACTTCGGCGGCAGCGGATAGCCTTTGCGCTCCATCCAGTTAAGGCAGTCGTGCCGCGCCATGCCTTTCTCGATGAGCGGCCAGCGGTGAACCTTCCACGCCTCCTGCGACGGTTTTATCCGCATCGCTTCGTCGGTGCTAATGCCGATAAAGGTTTCGCACAGGATGCCCTTTGCCCTTTGGCGCGGGACCAGTCCGACCAGTTCGCGGGTCTTTTTGGTCAGCGGTGCAATCTTAAATTCGGCGGTGCATTGACGGCGCGGCATCGCCCGCTCACCGTTTGGCATCAGCAGATGCCACGGCACTTGCGCCACCCGTACCCCCGCCTGCTTTTGCACAATTCCTTCACGCAAACTTCCGGCAGTCACCCGATAAATCGGGAACGGGTACGGGCAGCGTTGAATCTCGGCCTCCAACCAATCGAGCCACTCGTACACCTTGCGCGGCTCCCATTGGGTATCCGCGAAGATGGCAGCGTCCACGGGGTCGAGTTCGCCATGCGCGATCATCAGCGCGAGTGTGCTGCTCTGAACGCCTGCGCCGAGTGAAAGAAAACGCTTCAAGATTGCACCTCGTTGTATATCGGCTCCGGTAGCGGCCCAATGCCCAAGTCCATCAGCCTGTTTTCGATGCCGTGCAGGTATTCCGTGAACTCGGCTGCGGTCATGCGGGAAGTGCGCTTTAAAGGGCGCAAGCGTTTCTTGCCGAAACCCTCTAGCGTCTCCCACCCCCACACTTCGCCCAAAAAATATTCGTGCAGGTCGTCCCGTGTCCACCCGGCTAACGCTTCGCCGCCTGCCTCCAAAACCATCGGGTAAACGACACCCCAGAGGTAAGCGTTCTGCTGATTGGTGCGGGGCTTCTTCCACTCGGCTACTTCCACCGACCACACACGGTCAGGGGCAAGCCCCTGAACCATGCGCGTGACGGCTGCTGCCATCGCGTCGGGGGAAGTGCCTTTGGGGAAAACGCGCTTCATCAGAACGGAATATCGTCGTTAGGGTCGGACTCGTCCATCACCGGGGCGCGGGTCGCTTTCTTCGGCGCACCCTGCTTCGGCTCAAAGCGCAGCGACATAAACTTGTCGCCGGTTTTCTGACTCGCCTTGATCCACGCGCTGATGTTCAAGTCCACGCCGTCAATGACAGCCGTTCCGCGATAGTCCGGGCGCTTCTCGTTGCCCTTTTTGTCGTTCTTGAACAAAACGCCGCTCATGTTGTTGTCGTAAGTCACAGTTTCACCTCTTGCAGTTTGGAAATCTTGTCGCTCAACTCGGTAAGGAACTTGGTCACTTCGGCCTCCAGTTCCGCGATGTGCTTTTCGTCACGAGGCACACGCTTGATGAACAACTGAAGGTGCGCCGGGAGCCGTGGGTCGTAGGATGC